TAATCCAAGAATATATTGAAATGAAAGAAGATTACCGTGTCCATGTATTGGACGGTAAGATTATAGCAAGTATGACTCGTGGTAAGGTCAAAGGCGATTTTCGTTCAAATGTCACACAAGGTGGCGATGTGAATGAAGTCAAACTCACAAAATTAGAAGTGGAACAATGTCTATTGGCAGCAAAGGCTGTAGATGGTAGATGGGTTGCTGTTGATTTTATTCCTTCAAAAGATAGAGAAAAAGAACCTCCTTTCATATTAGAGGTCAATCACAGCCCTGGCACAAAAGGTATTGAAACAGCAATGGCTGGTTCAAAGGAAAAAGGTGATAAGGAACATCCACTTTTAAATTTATTAATAGACCATTTTTCACAAAAGAAATTCCATTGGTCACACCCAACACAGGTTGGATATATAGAAATGGTGACGATAGAACCATTTGGACAATTAACGGCAAAACTTGATACAGGAAATTATAGATACCCAGTATTGCATGCTGATAAATATAAAATTGACGGAAAGAATATTACATTTACATCGTTTGGCAAAACTATAAAAACCAAACTGATAGGCGACTATGTTTCTAAAACAATGGTTGGTGAAGATGAACGACCATTGGTAAAACTTAACTATGAATTTGCTGGTAAAAAATACGGCGAAATTACTTTTGGTTTAGACGAGCGTGATGGTCTTACAACAGATGTTCTATTAAATAGAAGATTAATGAATAAAATGAATGTAATGGTTAATCCAAATAGAAAATTCGTTCGCACAACGGCATACGAGGCAGAGGAAAAAGAATAATGAAAACAGTAAAAGGCAATATAACCGAAGCTTTAAATCAGGTATCAAATTATAATAGAGAACAAACGCCTCTATCAGAAGCAAAAGAAGAAATAGAATTAACCGAAAGACTAAAACCACATGATGCTAAAAAATCAAAATATTATGGTAAACAATTTGATAGAAAGCTTGAACTTAGAAAAATTAAATCTTTTATTAGCGGAATTCAAAAACTTGATAAAGAGCTTAAAGGGTTTCAAAACAATGGTGGTTTCTACGGCCCAAGTAAAATATTAGATGGTCTTGCAGATGCAGAAAATGAAGCATATAATTACCAATGGGAAATCGAACAAGGGCGCTGGGACGGCGAGATAGAAGTAGATTCATAAGGATAAACAATGAAAACATTTTCAGATTATTTAAAAGAAAAGGCCGAATCAAAAGCCCAACAAAGATTATTTGGACTTGCTTTATCAGTAAAAAGAGGCGATACTCCAGAATCGGAAGTCTCACAAGAAGTAAGGGATATGGCAAAAAATATTTCAACAAAGGATTTAGAGGATTTTGCTAAAACAAAACATAAAGGTTTACCAGAAAAGGTGTAAATATGAAAAAGACATTTAGAAATTTACTAGAAGGATTAAGCGAGAAAAAGGAAAGAAAACCTATAGCTGAATCAGATAAAAATTGGTCCGATTCTCTTAGAAAGATTGCAAAAGAAAAGCAATTAAAATCCTTGTCAAGAAAAGATAGACAAACTCTTGAAAAAATTGCTGATATGATGGCAAAGGCCAATGAATCTGCTGACCCTAAAGGTACTATTAAAGTCACCAAACAAGATAAAGTTCGTTATATTACTAAGGACGAATGGAATACCTATAGACAAATGGGTTGGAAACAAGATGCAAAACATCAAGATGCTCGAAGAGCTGGTATTGGTAGAAGTGGAGAAACATTTAGAGATAGACAAGCACGTTTAGGTAAACCTCAAACTGAAGCAATTGTAGAGGGTGAAGAAACCATTGAAGAAAAGAGACTTGCAGATATATTAAGAGATAGAACTAAATCTCAACAACAAGCACATCAAAAAGCAATGATGAAGTCTGCAAGAGACTCTATTAAGAAATATCAAAAGGGTGAAGAAGAAAGAGATTCTAAAATCACAAGTAAGGATATTAAAATGGCAGTAGGCATTGCCAATGACCCAAGATATAAAGGTGGTGATTATTCTGCCGCTTATTCAAAAATTGCAAAACTTAAAAAAGGTTTAGTATCACACCCAAGAGTTAAGGACGCATTAAGACAAGCTAACGAATCAAAAAGAGTCAATTTTAAAAAATACTCAAACGAATTAAAAGAAGCATCTCCAAGAGCAGATGCAATGGCAGCAATCAAACGAGATAAAGATTTCCAACGAGTTAAAGATGTTGATGTCAAGGCAACTGCAGATGATATGAAACTTGCCAAAAAGAATCCTATTGTTCAATTAAGAAAAATCTTAGATTATAAAGGTGGCACAATGGAGTTTAAAGATAAAAAGAAACTCCGTGTTAAAGCAGATGAAGCCGATGCATTATTAAGAGGCTTTGATGCACTTCAAAAAGTTCAAGATAAAGAAAAATATCAACATCTTATAGGCTCTAACGCCGCATCTTTCAAAAAAATTCTTAAAATAGTAAAACGATGAAGAAATTTAACGAATCTTTTGGCTTATATGAAGGTACAGTTGTTCCTTTAGAACAGCCATTAGTAGAGTTTGATACTTCAGCAGGTTTATTATCTGCAGAAAAAGAACCAGAATTAAATCAACCGAAAAGATCAAGTGGTGATAAAAAGTATGTCGTCTATGTTAGAAATCCTGACACAGGCAATATTAAAAAGATAGAATTTGGTGATGTAAAAGGTGGATTAACATCTAAAATAAATGACCGAGATGCTGCTGCTTCTTTTGCTGCTAGACATCAATGTGATACAAAGAAAGATAAAATGACGCCCGGATATTGGGCTTGTCGTCTACCTAAATATGCCAGTAACTTGGGATTAAAAGGTGGCGGAAATTACTTTTGGTAAACCTTACGTAGACGAAGGTAATATAAGAACATTTAGTGTCGATGCTATTGATGAAGAATTTGTTTGGCATCGAGATAAAGAAGATAGAATTATAGAAGTGATTGAAGGTGATGGTTGGCAATTTCAACCAGAAAATTCATTACCTTACTTGTTAAAGCCTGGAATAGAGTTTATAATAAGAAAAGGTGAATACCACAGGCTATTGAAAGGTATCAATGACTTGGTGGTTAAAATCACTAAAATTATATAAATAAACACATAATTAAATTTAATTAGGAGACAGATATGTCACTCAACATAGAATACTTTAAAGATCTATCAAAGAAACCTGAGAGTGAAACTGAAAAATTAGAGGAAGCTACTCTAAAGGTAAGTAATTTTACTGGTAAGATTGATAGAAATGCCGCTGCAGAAAAGGCTGGAATTAAAATAAGAAAAGTCAATGATGCAAATCCAGGCGCGGACATTATTATGTCTGGCGATGAAAAAGCTCTTGTCAGTTATGCTAGAAAATATCTAGGTGCTGAAGGAGATTCACTTAGTAAAATACAACCTGACCTTATGGGTGGTCCTGGTTCTGTATTCAAAGGTAAGGGTAGTAAAGCCCCATCAAAAGACGAACGCGAACAAAGAGACAAACAAATTGCAATGTTCCAGAAGCATGAAAAAGCTAGTACAGCACATGGTCATCATGCAGTAAAGCATAGACAAGAAAATTCAGGCTATGATTTCAGTCAGGAAACTAAAGATAAGATCAAATCAATGTCACCAGAGCATAAGAATGCTCATAAAAAGGCCGAAGCAGCTCACAGTGCTGCAGAAAAAGCACATGATGAAGCTCGAAGAGCTGCAGATAAAGTAAAAGAGAATCCTGATGCATATAAAAAGGCTTTAGAAAAAGCAAATAAAGCTTCAGCATTAGCTAAACAATTAAGTAAAGAAACAAAATGGGAAATCACAGAACCAAGAGATCAACCTTCAATAGATTTACCAGAATCTATGTTGACAAGAATTAACAACAAAATTGAAGAATATGTTGTAGAAGGTTCATGTAGTTCAAAGAAAAAATTACACGCAAATTATAAAGAAAGCAGTGAATACCAAGAGTTTTTCTCAAAAGCTTTAGAAAAATTTGGTGTAAGTTCACCCGACGAACTTGATGACGAAAAGAAAAAAGAATTCTTTGATTATGTCGATTCTAACTGGAATGCAGATAAAGAATCTGACTAATAATCAGAATAAATAAATTTAAATAATCTATATTATAGGAGATATTATGAAAGCGATAATTGAATGGTTAAAAGATTTTTTTGGTTTAAATAAACCTGAGCCAAAAACTTCTGTTCGCACCACACCAGTGACTAAAGAAGAAGTTGCTAAAGGACCAGCTGTTAAGAAGGTCACAAAGACTTCTTTAAATAAGTTAACTAAAGCTCAATTAGAAGAGCGTGGTCGTGAACTCGGCATTGAATTAGACAAAAGGTTAGTTAAGGCTAAATTAGTTGACCAAGTCTTTAAAGCCGAACAGAAATAATTTTTGTTATAAATTAACGTTAATTTAACAGGAGAAAACAAATGGCACTATGGGGAAAAACAGACACCGCTGGTGACGTACCTAAGTGGCTCGAGGACGATGCTAATAACACTAATAAGTCCAATGACAAAGACAACGCAGTATTCGTTGACTTGACAGAGGCAGGAGTTGCATCTAACAGAGCTAAAGGTCTTCATACACCTGGTTGGAACTTGTACCACACATATACAGATCAAAACGGAAACACAAGACATCACGCAGAACCTTTGGTTGTGATGAAAGTTTCTCAAGGTGATGCTGGTGATGATGGTGTAACAGGTAACACAGCCGTTGAGGACGCTATTGTAGCTGACCTTTAATAGTTAACACTTTTTACATTTTTGCATTATGAAATTGACGGAATCAACCTTTTTACTTTATGCTATGAAGCATTATGACAATCCACAATGTACGGATATGTCAGAGTTCGAAGAAGATATGAAGAGGTTTCAGTATCTTCGAAAGTTATTCAGCCGTTATAGGCAGTATAATGAACTCAAGGAGAGGTTGATTCTAAATCATTTAATAGTGCTTTTTAATGTATTTGGTGTTTTCGCAACTGAAATGCTTTTTATGAGGTTACACGAGTATCATGAGTACTTGAAGCCTTTTGTACAGTATCTAAACTTTATGCCTTTGGTTTTGAGTTATGATGATACTGTAATACATAGTGATAGCATTGTAGCAGATGCCGCAATAGTAGAAAGATTGGGAGAAATCTAGTATGGTAGTCGATTTATTCTTAGTATTTAGTTTTATTAAGAGACTTGTGACGCCTTTTACTAAATGGCCTGCTTATAAAGAAGGTATCATTGATGATAAAGGTAACATACTTATTTCTCGCAAAGACTTTCGTAAAAATAATCAGAAAAAAGCATTTGGTATATTCGACCAACTCATTTTAAATCTTAAAAAGCTATTAGGTAAATTGCCTGGTGGCCAAACTCGTATAGCATCCTATGCAGCAGCATTGTGGTTAATTCGCGAAAGTGAAAAATATGATGAAAACATGTTGACAGAATCTGTTTATGATGATATAATGTTAGCTGAATCTTTAAAATCTTTTGAGGAACAATATAGCGACATTTTATTAGAAGCAGCGTCATGTCCAACCGCTGCAGGTGATGTTGATTTAAATACAAAGAACCGAGATGCTACTATTAAAAAGCACAATTATGGTCCTTTAAATGTTGATACCCCAGGGGATTATTGGGAAAAGATTGCTGTGCATTGGGATACACCAGTAGAAGCAGCAAAGAAAAGTTTATGCGAAAATTGTGTAGCATTTGA